TCAAGTCGCCCACGTCGTTGGGCGACAGGTCCGCGTGATGGCGTTGCAGGGCGGCCCAGAGGGTCGCACGCGATGCCCTGGGGCCGTTGCGGTCATCACCCGGCGCCAACGCCGCTTCCAGTTCACACAGGGCGTTGAAATCGAGGAGGAGGGTATAAGCCTCGCCCTCGACCTCGAACCCAACCTCGCCTTTCAAAGCGTTAGGCATCTATCATCACCCGTAGGTCGGAACGCCGGTGAACTTGACGGTGAAGGTCGCTTCCAGCTTCCCATCCGCGTTGATGGCGCCGGGGGCGTAGTCAGTGACAAAGCACTCGACCGAAATGAACTTGTTGTTGGGGAACAGCGGGCGGAACGTCCGCACAAGACGATCAGTCGCCGCCGTGTAGAGGATGATGTCGGTCGCGTTGCCGGGGGTCCAGCTAATCGTCACCGACGCCTCGCCCGCATCGCTCAGGGTCGAGAGATATTCCCGATAACCCGAGGTCGAGGTCAGGTGAGTGGTTTCGACCGTGGCGACCGACACGTTGATCGGCGTAATGCTGACGACCTCGCCAAGCGTGGTCAGGGTCCCCGCCGCGTTATCGAGTTGCAGGGTCGTGTTGTAGCCGACGATGGCCATGTGAGGGGCTCCATTTTAAGGATTGCCGACGTCATCACGACGGGGCGCTTCGCCTTGCCAAAGGGCGTGTTTAGGCTCAGGGGCTGGTGTGCCAGACCTGAAAGTCAATGCCGACGCGATGGACGCGGTGCGATGGGGTTGGGTCTTCGTAGCTCTGCCGCTCGCTCAACTGGAACAGCGAGAAGTCGATACCGCTAGCCGTAAACGGGGCCTTGGGAATTGCCGCCTTGACCGCGCGGGCAATAGAGAGCGCCGCCAAGGCTGTTTCTGCGTAGCAGTCTACCTGCACTCGGCTTTCGGCCAGATCCGATTGCCCAGAGGTGTGATAGACCGGGACGCTCGATACCTTGGCCAGCACGACCCGCGATCCGGCGTCAGATTGAGACGATACCACCCAGCGGATTTTCTGCCCCACCAGGGCGACCAGCGCGGCATCGGCTAGCAGGTAATTACGCAGGGCCTCTTCCATTTAGCCCCTCGCCAGCTTTGCCGCCTTACGCGCCGCGCGTTCGGCTGTCTTGGTAATCTCAGCCGCAAGGCCCGCTGTCAGGTCTTCCAGAAGCTGACCCTTACCCGCGTCCCAAGCCGGGCGCATGTAAGGCTGAGCCGGTTGGCTTACCGTCCCAAACTCCTGCATAATCGCTTGCGGGTAGCCTTCACGGGTCGGACCCATCCAGACGGTGACTTGGCCATCTTTGAAGCCGAAGCCCTTGGTCGCCATTGACCGCCCGGCTTTGAGCGTGTCGCCGACCTTGATGGCCCGGTGAAGGTCTGGCGATGGGGTGCGGGGATCGTCCGGCGCGAGGCCCGAAGCCTCATCGGCCATCGGCTGTAACGCTTTCATCATCGCGCGCCGAACAGTTCCCCGCGCCGTCGCGGTCTTCATTTCCTGTAGCGCCGCGTCGAGTGCTTTCAGGCCGTCAACGCGGATGGTCACTAGAGCGCGACGCCGGAATAGTTGAAGCTAAGCTGCATGACCGTCGTGGAGGTGGCGATGCCGATGGTGCAGGGATACTTGCCCGAGGTCAGGTCAGCGACCGGGCAGATGCCGCCAGGCGTGGCCGACAGGTAGTAAACCACGCCCGGCGTCATGGTCGCCCCGAGCGTGACGGAGCCAGACCGCATGTAAACGATGGGCTGGTTGGCCGATGAACCCGTGAGGGCCAGCGCCGTCGCCTGGCGCACTTCAGCAGTGCCGGAATCGTTGTCCGCAAGCTTCCAGGTGTTAGTCGAGGATTCCAGATAGATCGGCTTACCGGCGGCGATGGTGGCGCCCGCAACGCCGTATTCCGGCACATAGGGCGCGACGGGAACGCAGTTGGCTGCGGTGATGCTCAGATCGGCCATGTGTTTATTCTCCGGTCACGGTTTCGGCGGGCTGAGCCGTCGCCGGTTTGATGGGCTTTTCGGGGGCCTTGGAGGCGTTGCAAAGGGCGATCAGGGAAGCGAGGTTTGCGCCGCTGATAAAGCGGACGCCAAGCGCCGTCAGTTCGGCCTCCACGCTCTGTTGCGTCGGCGTGGTATCGATGGGCGCCTGGGCCTGAATAACCGCCTTGGCGTAGCCCGCTTGGATAAAGCGCACGGCTTCGGCGTCGGTTTCGGTGTCGATGATCTGGCCAGCAAGCAAGCTGCCGTCCTCGCCGATTAGATCGGCGGTCATTTCAATCTTCATGGCAAAGCCTAGCTGTAGAGGTTGCTTTGATCGGCCCGCGCGCAGGCGGTAATCTCGATGCCTTCGCGGCGTCCGATTTCCTTGACCGCGACCACCTCAAACTCTCGCCCGTCGCACACAACGCGGTCCTTCGGGTTGAGGGTTGACCAGTTCAGCGACCAATAAACCTGAAACCGCGTAGTGATCTCAGCGCCGACCTGTTGCGCCCGAACCTTCTCGCCGTCGCTGATGTCGGCTTTGCTTGCGCGGGCAGTGGCAAAGGTGGTGAACGTCTCGACCGGCTCGCCTAGTGCGTTGTTTCCGACCGCTCGGCGCCGCAGGATCAAAGAGCGGTCAAGATCCCCGGCCCTCATTCGTCTATCCAGTAGTCAGCCAGCAGCACCCGCGCCGTCGCCTCATCGGGAAACTTCAGCCACCCGGTTGAGCCGCCTGCGAAGATCCGCACCGGGTTCTCAGGCGTCACCGCGTAGAACGCCAGCTCCTCAGTCACGAGCCAGGGAGCGACGTTGATATGATAGCCCTCAATGGTCCCGGTGACAGGGCGGACGCCATCAGCGTCGGGCTCGCCGTAGGTGTAGACGGTTATCGGCCCGTCGATCAGTGCAGGATTCCAGCTCATGTCGTGAGGCTTTGCAGTTGGGCATCCGAGAGGGCGCGGTTGTAAATGCGGATGCGGGAGATGGTGCCGTTGAGCGGTTCGGTTCCGCCATCGCTGAACATGCCGATGTTCGCGGCGGTCGGGGCGGCAGGCATCGTAGCCGAAACGTCAGTCCCTACCAACGCACCTTGCGCCGCAAACCCCACGTCGTTTGTTGCGAAGCGTCCCGCCTCCAAAGTCGCCGCGCCAAGCCCCGGTGTGGCCCCGGTAAGTTGCGCTTGGAAAGAACCGCCTTGCGCTACTTCCAGACGCGTGGCCAGCGCGGTAGTTACCCCCAAGGTCGCAAAGTTGTTGCCGTCAATGTAAAGCGTCAAAGCCCGCGACGTCGCGGCTCCGAAGTTCTTAATGAACCCCGCCGCTAAACTAAGCGGATACGCCAACGACAACCCCGTCAGCCGGGCTACATCCGCCGCCCGAGTTACCGCCGCTGTTGTGGTTGGGACGGGGGATGAGGCTCCGGTTCCGGCTTCCACTTGAGCCTGCCACAAAAACAGGCCGCTCGTGCCGTCGCCGTTGTAAATGCGCGTTGTTCCGCCTGCCGTTTGCAGCAGGTTGATGGTGATGCGAACCGAGCCGCTAAGGTCAGACGCGCCGGTAGCAATGCAGCGATACCAACCGTTGCCGACGCTTTGGATTGAGCCCGTGCCCGCCGTCGTGCTGGTCACAGCCCCCGCAGAAACGTCATAGTAAATGTCGATGGGCGTTCCGGTGGCCTGCATCCGAATGTTGATGCCGCCGCGCGTATCTGCCTTGGCGTAAACGCTGTATGTGTACGTTGTCCCCGAAACCCCTGTGAAGGTGTTAAAGCACCTATGCTCCGCCGCCGCTGACGAGTCCTCAACCAGCTTGTCAGCGTTGACCGTCCCGTCCGGTGACGTCGTGTTATTGGCCGTTACCGTGCTGCCGCCTAGTGTCCAAGTCGTCGAAAGGTCTTGGGATTGTGTGCAGCTATTAGTCCGCGCCTCCTCCACGAGGATGCCCTGAGAGGCCAGCGTTACCGGGTCGTAGACGAGGCGAGGGCCGTAGTATGCCGCCGTGGTCGTCGGGTAGTAGGTGCTGGGGGTCGTCTGGTAGGTGACGGCTTCGAGTTGCGCGCCCCAGATGAAGATGCCAGACGTGCCGTCGCCGGTGTAGCTGCTGACGTTATCGGCGGTTGCAAGGCCGATCATAATGTTGTTGGCCCCGGCGAGTGCTACGTCAACCGTAGCCGTGCAGCGATACCAGCCGTTCCCGACGCTTTGAATAGATGCGGTAAACCCGGTTTGGACGGTGCCCACGGTTCCGTTGCTGACGTTGAACCATGCAATCGGCGTAGTCGGGCCGATCCGGTCAACCCGCAAATACAGCCACGACCGGGTGTCGGCCTTGGCGTAAACAGACCACGTATAGGCCGAGGCCGCCGTAGTGGGGGTCTGCGTAATGCGGTGCGTGTTGCTCGCCGTGGCGTCTTCGATCAGCTTGTCGGCGGTCAGCGTTCCGTCCGGAGCCGCCGTCGCGTTGGCAGTAACCGTGGCCCGTTGCGCCGTCCACGTCGCGTTGTCGAACGTCTGCGACTGCAAGCACAGATTATTCGGCCCATACGTCAGCTTCCCCGTCGCATCGTAGCCCATAGCGAGGGATGCACGCGTGAACGTAAAGCCGGGAAGCGCAGTCAGGTCGCCAGCGGATGCCGCGCCCGCCTTATACCTGGACGCGGCGAAGTTGAGATCGACATAAGCCGATACCCCTCCGCCCAACAGAGCCGTGCGCCTTGCCGTAGGCATTTGCGCTAGTCCTGCAAGTCGTCGAGGGTGACGGTGAACGTCCCGGCACTGGTCGGGGTATAGGCCGCGCGGGCCTCCAGAAGGCCGCGAATGGTCGTTCCGCTCGCCAGCTTGACCGACAT